GAGCCGTGATACTTAAAGCCAAGCAGGACTTTGCCCGGCTCTACCGTGTCGGCGGTCAGGTCTAACAGTACCTCGCCGCCATAGATAAATTTACTTCTGCCCAAAATTTACACCTCCGATGCAATGTAGACCGTCGTGCCGGTCTCGTTGGATACCTCATAGTATGGGACTTTTGTGACGGTCACATCGTCCGCCAGCAGCTTGTTTTTCGTCGGCAAAACAACCGGCTCAAATGCCTTCGGCACGACCTCGTAGTCCCCTTCATACGCCTCGCCGCCCTGATAGACCACCTTCGCGGGCTCAATCCGCATCCGAATCTCCGGCTGCGAAAGCACCATTTTAAGCATACCCCGCCTCCTTTAGGAATCTCTTCACGTCCACCTGAACGATCTCCGCCGCCTGCTTATTTCCGTCTGCGTCGGTCAGCGCGCATTGCAGACTCACCGCCCCGGGGCGAAGGCGCATTGCGTCTGCATGCGGGATTTTTACAAGCAGGTGCGTTTCGTCGACTACTGTAGGTTCGTACTGGAAGAAGGAACATCCCTGTCGCACATAGAACTCAATCTTCGTCGCTTTCGTCAGGTCGGTTCCCTCTACTTCTACCGATAAAGCGTTTGCAATTTTCTGAAACACTTAATCACCCCCTATGTTTTTGGGATTCCGACGACGTAATCCACCACGTAAGAGCCGGAAATCTTTGAAATCTTCACGCGGTCGCCAGCTTTGAACAAAATTGACGTGTTGCATTTATAATGCTTTTCGCTTGCCGCTGTGCTTCCGTCAAAAATCAGGCTCAAACCGTCGGAATACACCGCGCCGACCGTCGCAAGGTCAAATGTCGGTGCTGTTACCTTTTTTTCTTTCTGCTTCGATAAGCCCGGAATCATGCAATCACCGTCCTTTTCGCTGTGTGTTTCATCAACTCGCCCGCTCCAAGCGTGATGCTCCAAGCGGTTTCCTCATAAATTCCGCCGATATCCGGATGGTCGATGGAGATTGCGTCCCCGATACCGTGATTTCCCTCAGAAAATGTCTCGAAACTGATTGTTTTTACCGTCTGCTGCGACTCGCTCATCAGCCGGTTCGCGATGGTCTGCAATTCTTCCTGAGATGCAACATTGTCGACCTTCGTCACCTGAACGATTCGCATATTCCGCTTGAATGTTGAGGTCGCGGACGACGGCGATTCGTTGACTGCCGTCGCCACAAGTGCCTCTTCCAAGTCCGGATTCGAGCAGACGCACACAAAAACATTCGGCGTGGAAAAGATGTCCGTTTCCTCCGAAGCGTCTGCCGAAATCGGTCTCAGAATCTCCGTCCCGCCGTATCGGTGCTTGATGTTTGCCGCAAGCGCCTGTGTATACGGCTCGATATGGGCGATACCCTGCACGTCGAACCACACGGGCTTGTAGTTGATCTCCGCCAGAAGGTCATTGCAGATCGTCAGATAATCCGTACCGATCTCCCAGTCCTCGCGGTCTGTGGCAAGCGTCGCCGCCGAAGCCGTTGTGATAGACAGTGCCACGCCGCACGTTGTCAAAATCTGCTGAACGACCGTCAAGTAAGACGTGCCCTTTGCATAATGCACCCGCGTCTGCGTTTTGTTGCTTTTGAGCAGCCAACACCGGTCATACGCTTCCACTTTGACTGTCTTCCCATACTTTGTGACCGCTTTCGTCACCGTCGCGGCGCGGAACACCCCGAGGGGATATTCCGTGCCATCCACGGTCAAAATCGGCTGAATTTCGTCTGACAGCAGGTCGACAATGGGATTCACATAGAATTCGCCGGAAAAGCTCGACTTGATCTCGCCGGACGCATCGAAATAAACCGTCGGGTCATTTCCCGCCGCCCACGAAAGCGCCGATACCTCGCCGCCCTTTCGTAAAACCGCCACGCGGTAGGATACGTCACGAATCAATGTCGATCACCTCCGCGTAGTCGATCTGCTGAATTGAGAAGTTGACGACGGATTTGTCTGGGTTCACTCTCGACGTGTCGCTTGTCTCGTTCAAGTATCCGATGACCATCTCGCCGGACTGCGTTTTCAGGCAAACCAATTCGCCAATCAGCCCGTCAAACCCCGCTTTGTCTTCGTCTGGAAGGAAAACCGCCGTGCCGCCGACCTTCTTTGTCACGAACTTGCTTCTTTCCGCGTGCGGGTACGTGCTGCCATACATGTAAATGTACTGAATGTCGCGGCTGATCGCGTTCTGCACCGGCTGATTCTTGAGCCCGCAGTGCTTGAGCGTCACTTTCTTCCCGGCCGCGATGCCGTAGAGCGTCACATACTGTCCGGTCGTGATCGTTGCCGTGACCGCGCTAGACAGGCCGTAGTTGCTCGAATCTGCGTAGCAGCCGCGCACCTGGTACTTTGTGCTGCCGGAGGACAGTTCGTCGATGTACTGCGTCTGGGTGAGCTTTGCAATCGGCTTGCCATTCCGGTACACGAGGTAAAAATCATAGCTGCCGGAGGTCTGCCAGCTTAAGTCCGCGACGCTGGAGGCTTGCACGGTCAGCGTGATACTCGCGCCCGGCGTGTTGGTGACAGGCAAAGCCGCCGCGCCCCAGTCGGACCACATGCCGTACTGATTCTGCACGCGCACGCGCACCGTGTGGCTGCCGTCCGAAAGATACGCGGGACTCGTCCATGTCTTTTCCGTGCCGTAGTGCGTGCCGCCCGAGAGTTTGCCGTCCAGCTCCACCTGATACGCCTCCTGCTCGGAGGTCTGCCAGCTGATGGATGGGCGCGGTCCCGTACTCTTGATCTGGATACTCGGAGCCGTTGGCGCGGCAATCACAACGATCTGTGCCGCATCGCTCCATTCTCCCGCAATGCCGTCGGCGTTGTAGGTGCGCACGCGCCAGTATTTGATGCTGGATGTGAGCGTCCCGGCAGGGCACGTCCACTGCCGCGCAGCGCCGGTGACGGTTGCAAGCGTCGTCCATGTGCTGCCGTCGGTGCTCTTTTGCAGGTCCGCCTTGCTCTGAGCCGTTCCGGTGGCGATTGAGTGCTGCCACTGGAACAGTACGTCCTTTGAGCCATCAATCACCGTGTCAACCGGGCTCAAAGGCGCAGCGGTCGGTGTGGCGTCGGCGGTTGAGAGTGTCACCCAGTCTGACGTCGTGACCACGCCGCTGTTTGCCGTGACCGCGACCTGCCACTGGATGCTCGTCGTGCCAGCGAAGGTGTTGGCCGGGACTGTAACGCTCTGCGCACTGCCGGAGACATTGATCGTGTGGATCGTTCCGCTCGTTCCGGACCGCCAACGGAAAATAGCAGAGGCTTGTTTGAGCTCAGCAAGGCAAAGTTCCGGGTCTGATGCCAGCCATCCAAAAACATTCTGTTCCGTTTTTATAATGGCACCATCCGATGGGGAAAGACTTTCAACATTCAAACCGCAAACAAATGAATCGTCAACGCTTGTCGTCAAATACGGCCTGTCCGTTCCTGTTGTCGCTAACTCCACCCATCCTGTTCCAATCGATAGTGGCGTTATGTCTACACCGAACCGGACTTCATTTGGGAAGTATATGGTTCTGCCCGATTCCGTGGTTGGCATATCTGCTGCATTAAAACTATATCCTGCGTTGGTCTTTGTTGTTTCTTGCCGAGTTTCATACGTAATCGTATTTTCGTCAAAAGTGGTCTCCAGTGCATATGCCCTTGCAAAATAAGTTGCTGTGCTAGATTTTGCGTCTGTCGCGCAAAGGTATAGCCGCAACTCCTTTGAAATGAGTTTTTTATACTCGTCACCATTTGACGGCAATGCAAACTTCACATACAATCTATCGTTTTGTTCTAGTTTGGCCGGGGATGATGTATGGTCGTTGACTTTTTGCGATGCATATTTAAGCAGCGCAAATGCGCTTGCGCGCAAAGTTATTGACGTAGCCACCTCACGTCACCCCCATTCTGGCCACTCGTCTCTGGTTTTTCATGCGGCGGATGAAATCGTCGATCTCGCGGATTTCGTTCGCCTGCACGATAAAGTTGTAGGTATCACCGCCAGAGAGGCTGCGCCCTTCCTGATTGGTGCCGATGAAGTTTTCGCTTCTCATGCAGATACCCCCATCCGCGAAGTCAAACGCTCATTTTCTGTGATTCGGATGATGTCATTAAACTGCTTCACCCGGTCTGCGTTGATGTTGTAGTAGTTGTTCGTCGTGCCAGCTCCGGCGAGTGCCGGAAGATGCCCGAAGGAAGACATTCCAAAGGTCATCGTGCCGAAATCGAGTTGGCTTTGAATTCCGCGCTTGACATTTGAGAATTCATTGTCAAAACCCTGTCCGAGTCCTTCCGCCATATATCCGCCAATACCGGCGAAAACCTTAGACGGGGACGCGATGCCGAGGAAGCTTTTCACACCGTCCACAAGCCCCGTGAAGACGTTTTCAACCGTCTGCTTGAAACTGTTCCACATATTCACGAAACCGTTTTTAATGCCCTCGACAATGTTCTTGCCGATGCTCCCCCAGTCAAACGAAAGGAATGTGTCCACGATAGACCGAATCAACTGTGGAATGACCATAACGATATCCGGAATCGCTTCAATAAGTCCAGTAGCTAGGGCTGCAATGATTTTAGGACCTGCCATGATGATCTCCGGCAGATTGTCGATAATGCCCTGCACGATACCGAGAATCAGGTTCGGAATCGCCGCCACCAATTCCGGAATCGCCTTGATAAGCCCATCTGCAATCGCCATTGTGATTTCCACGCCTGCTTCAAGAATTTTCGGCATATTTGCAATGATCGCCGTGACAAGGTTCGTGATAACGTCTGGGACTGCTGCAATCAGTTTTGGAGTCGCATCTACAAGCCCATCAACAAGAGCCAGAATGATAGCAAGCGCTGCGTCAATCAGGTTCCCGAGGTTGTCCGGGCTAGTCAAAACCTCTACGATTTTAATAATTGCATCCGTTGCGGCGGGAATCAGCTGCGGGAGCGCGTCTGCAATACCCTGTGCAAGAGATACAATGACATCAATGCCAGTCTGTGTGATCTGAGGCAAAAGCTCAATGAGAGCCGGAACGAGTGTGTTGATGACCGTCGGCGCAACGTCCGCCAAAACCGACAACACAGACGGCAAAGCCGCCATAAGACCGGTTACAAGGTTTGTAGCGCCCTCTACAAGAGACGGCAGTACCGTTCCCAGAATCGCCGGTAACTGTTCGCTTACCGTTCCGATAAGGGACGTTGTCGCTTCGACGATACGCGGCAAAAGCTCCTGAATCCGAGGAATCAGATTGTTCCCCGCGATGACCACAGAATCCGTAAAGTTCCCTACCAAAACGCCTAAATCTTGGTCAGGGTCTGCCATGCCGGTCACAAGATTCTGCCAAGAGGCTTTCATTTGCCCAAAAGAGCCTTGAATCGTTTCGCCTGCTTCTTTTGCGGTTGTCCCTGTAATTCCTAAGTTCTCTTGCACGGCATGGATTGCGGTGACAATATCTGCAAAGCTGTCGATGCTCAAGGAGCCGACTTTCAGCCCCTCTAATTGTTCAGCGTCCGCAAGCAGGCGCTTCATTTCCTCTTTTGTTCCGCCGTAGCCAAGTTTTAGGTTGTCCAGCATGGTATAGTTCTGTTTTGCAAAACCCTGATACGCGTTCTGGATGGATTCCATGCTGGTACCCATCTTGTTTGCGTTATCTGCCATGTCCGTAACAGCTGTATTCGCAAACGCCGCAGCCTGATAGGAATAATCACCCAGACTGGAAATCAAACTTGCGGCAAAGCTTGTCGTGGTCTCCATGTACTCATTGACGCTCAATCCAGCCGTTTTATAGGCGTTGTTGGCGTACTCCATGAGTTTTTCAGACTGATCGCCGTAGTGCGCTACAGATTCTTCGGCTTCTTCCATGCTCACTCCGAACATGTCCACAAAATGCTGCGCGTCCACGTTCGCATTTCCGAAAAGCGTCTCCACGCCGCCGACAAGCTGTTCATAGTCAGCGTAAGCGGCAACCGCTTTTGTCCCGAGCGCTCCGATTGCAGTAGCGCCAGCTGCGACACCCGCAACAGCTACTTTCCCAGCCGTCGCAAGTCCGGATTTCAGTTTTTCCCCGAGTCCGGATGTTTTATTGCCAACTTCGTCAATGCCTTTATTCGCTTCGGTCGTATCCGCACCGATTTTTACAAAAAGTTCAAATAGATTCATCTTTCACCACCAGTCCGCACCGCTTAACAACCTCGGCGGTGATTTCTTCGCAGGTTCGGTTGTCCTGCGGCTTCGGGTCTATCAGATCGGAATATTTTGCCTGCACGAAGCTGCCGCCCGCGAATTTCGCTGTGTTTTCCGTCATTGTGCGCAGACACTCCGCCGTATAAATGCGGAAGGCTGATTCTTCCTGCTGCCGCTTTACCAAAATCGGCAAAAGGCGAATCAGCCCTCCCGCGCTTATCTTTGGAGCCGCCAGAAGCGCAAGCGTTACGCCTTCGCCTCCGACGCGCACGATTTGAAAAAATCCAGCATATCTTTGTCCTTGACGATCTCCTGAATCTGCCGCATGGTTTTGAGAACGCTCTGCTTTTTGACCGCCTCAACGGTCGTTTCGTTGACCGCTGCCAGAATGCCGAGCGTGTCTTCCCGATGCTTTTTCAGGATCAGCGGAATCCACTGCCCGATCTTCTGCGCACCGATCGCGTATTTCTCGCCGGCTGTCTGCGGCTTCTCTGCGTCAATCTGTGCTTTCAGACTTTCCCGAAGCTCATCGTCCGTCAGAATATTGAGCGCGTACACGCTGACCTCGCAAAGAACGTCAGCCGCCCTATCCGTGCTAAGTTCCGAAAATTTCATACTTTCTTCTCCTTACGTTTCAGCCGTACCTGCTTTGATATAAACCTCATACGGCACAACGTCCTGCTTCGACATCGAATAGTGCGCCGTGTACTCAAACGCCATCTGCCCCTTGTTTTTGTCCGCTGTTTTCAGCTGGAATCCGCCGGTCGACAGCGCGTTCATAAGACGAATAGCAATGAAGCCACCGTTTGTCGCACCGTTCTTGTCGGAATAATCACCCACAAGCCAGATGTCCGCAAAGTCAGCCGCCGAAAGATCGCGCCGAGGAACAACCTTCGTCGTATCTGTGCCGTCGATGTCAGCCGCCGCCATGAGAGATTTCGCGGAGGCAGTCGTAGCCGTTACGTATGTACCAGCAAGCTTCACTTCGACATCGTCCATCCGCTTCATTTCCATTGTGTTCTTGGGGCAGTTGTCCACATCCGAGCCGTAATCAGAATACGTCGGTGTCGCGGAAAACGTAACGCCGCCGGTAGTTGCACCGATCTGGTTCTCCGGTTCAAACGTTCCGGTTGCAGGCGTAAATTCGCTCAAAACAACGCCAGCGTTGATTTGCAGCTGCTTAAACGTATCCGCCGGAATTTTTGTAAATTTCGCCATGAAATCAGTCCTTTCAGTTCGCGGTAATGTATTCGACCGTTACATTCAAATACCGCCGCTTGATGTATTTGTCGGAATCGTCCGCGATGTTCTGGCACCACGGCGTTCCGCGCTTAATCCAAATTGCACCGCCGTCGCACGGAACGAACACGCCGCCCAAGCCGATCGCGTCCGAAATTTCCTGCGCTTTGGCATTCGGTTCTGCTTCCTTTTCCGTGTAGTACCACAGATTCACCGTAAGCCCGATCTCTCCACTATCCCATGCGCCCGTAATAAGCTCATACGTGAGCCACGGGAAAACAGCATCGTCCGGCACGCTGGACGTCGAATAGGCTGTCAGGAACTGCGAAAACCATTCTTGTAGAGCCTGTCCTTTTGTCATGCCGGTAACGCCTTCTTTTCTGCCGTGAAATACTTGAGATCGAAGCTGGCCGAGCGCGGGGTTTTCTTTGCCATCGGCTCCGATGTTACACGGTACGTCTCGCCGGTCGTTTTGTCCCGGAAGAAGTCGTTATACTCGATAGGAACGCTTTGCTGAACCAGAACCGAGTAAACGCTTGTAACGCCCTCTTTTTCGGCTCTTCTGGCCTCCATCGACGTATCAAGCGCCTGATAGTTGTAAAACTCTGCGCCTTCCGCCCACGTCGTGATATAGCCGCTCTCGCCGTCCGGAACACGGCTTTTATCCAAGAGGACACACGGTCTTGCAAAATCGTCAAGTAAGCTCATATCTTCCTCCATTGGTTCAGGCGCGACTTAAAGACAGACTGCCATGTTACCATTCCAGCGCCGGTTGCAGACCCGCTCGTCGATTTCGAATAGCTGTACCCGCCGAAGCTCTCCGACGTGTACGGGCTCGCGGCGATGTCTCCGTTCTTTTCCTGCCACGCCTTGATTTCCTCTCCCAAGCAGATAAGTGCGGGAGGAACAGACATCGGCCAGATAGAGCCGTCAAATGTCTCGTCTGCCATCGCGTAATCCGGGTACTGGTGAACTCCGTCGTTGAAAACAGAGCCCACAACACGGAAAAACTGTCCGTTTTGCAAAAACGGCAGTGTGATGCTGCCGTTTTCGACCGTGTACGTACCACTGATTCTGTCAGTTTCAAACCAGTTCCGAAGCACGCCACATAATTCAGTAAGCATCACACCGCCACCTCCATTACTTCGCCGTTACCGTCGCATTGCCAGCCTTCTGCGCCTTGTAAGTCGCGTCAGCCTCAACGACTGTAATCTTCTTGCCCGTAGCCGCCGTGATATCGGACTTGCCATCCCACGTCGACCACGTTCTGACATTCTGGCCGTAGGTAACCGTCTCAGCCGACTCACCTACCTTGTACTTGTAGACGTTCCCAGATACTTCCTTTGCCGGGGTAACCGTGATCTTCGTGTCGCCGGTTGCGGTTCCGGCTGCCGAAGTAACGGTCAGCGTGCCGAGCGATGGGGTCTCGTCAATGTCAGCAACGGCAATGCCGTCCTGATACTCCGCGAACAGGGTCATACCCATGATTGCAAAGGACTCGGAGACCGCCGTGGAGTAGTTGCCCTGCACGTGGAAACCAACCAGGTTCGTTTCGCCATCAGTTCTGTAGTCAAGACCGGCACGGGCGAAATCGCTGTCAGCCGGGTCGATGTAGTACAGAACGATGTTCTCAACCGGAGTCGCAATGACACGACCGCGCTTGATTTCTTCGTCAGACAGCAGGAACACGGTGCTGTAGCCCATGAAGTTCTTGATGTACTGGAAGCCGAACTCAGTCTGGATGGTGATATCAGCGCCGCCGAGGTAGTCATACAAGTCCATGACGTTCACGAAGCCGACGACGTTTGTCGCGGTTCTGTGCATCTGCTTGAACTTGTTGATAACAGCGCCCTTCGCCATTGCAAGCGCACGCTGCCAGTTGGTTTCGCTGACGCTCAGGAGCCCGGTGTTCAGGTAGTTGTAGAACCGGTTCGTGACGTTGGTCTGAAGCTCATACAGGAAAGCTTCATCAGTCATCGCGACTGCGACATCATAGCCGTATTCCTTGATCGCCTCGATAGAGACCGCCTTCGCGTACTTTTCGACGTTGATGTTCGCATAGTCCTTCTCGATGACCGTCGCTTTGGAGTAGGGGATCTCTTCGCCCTCGCCGACGCTCTGTGCAAGCGTGACGCTCGCAGTCTTGGATTTCAGAACGGTACCAGGCTGCTTTTTGATGGGGCGCATAATGCCGAGAATGTCGCGCAGATGCTGCCAGTTCCGCGCAAAGCGGGTTACAAAATCGATTTCACGAGCTGTTACCTGAACGTCGCTCGTCATAGTCAGGTTGTTTTTTGCTGCCATATTATTCTTCCTTTCCGAACAAATTGAGATTTGCGGCAATTGCTGCCTGCCGTTCAGACGCATCCTTGATCTTAAAGATGTCGTCCCGGCTCATAGCGCCGCCGTTGTTTGCGGGCGGGTCTTTGGTGTCCGCGCCCTTCTGTTTCGTGGTAACAACGAAATCTGCCCACTCTTCCTTGATGGACTTCTTCAAATCATCGGCGTTCTTGATCTTGCCGTCTTCCAATTCAACCGAAGAAAGATCGGTGACCTTCAAAACCGAATCAATGCGCTTTTCGCTGATGCCCGCAGACTTCAAAAGCTCCCGATACGCGGATTCTTTCGCGCTCTTGGTTTCCTTCTGCATCTGCTCTTGCTTGTAAGCGTCAAATTCCTTCTTGACTTTATCGTGCTTATCCTTCCAGCCATCGTCGCCTTTGGCTTTCAGGGTTTCCAGCTCCGCCTTTACTCCGGGGAGCGTTTCAGCGTCTGCCTTATACCGCGCGAGATCGCTTTTCAGCCCGTCTACGGTATCGGTGTGCGCCTCAATGATCGTGTCCATCTGCTCTTCCGTCAGCCCCATTCCCTTTAGGAGCTTCCTTGTTAATGCCATGTTCTATCTCCCTTTCCCTTGTCGGCGGTTCTTTGCCGCGACAGAACAAAAAATGTGGCAACAGTCGTTTCTTCACTGTTACCACATTTATACCGCATATTTTAGGCTCTCTTACGCAAACTTTCAGCCATTTTTCAATTCGTCCTCTACGATCTGCCGGTATTCGGATGCATGGTCAGCCGCTGCGGGCTTCAAATACGGCTGTGCTTTATTGCCCGCCGTCCAGTGCCAGTTCCCCTTTGCGTCCTGATACGCCCACGGCGTAGGTCTCCCGCCCGGATAATACTTACCGGTTCCGAGTTCGACGTATGCGGCATATTCCGTGTCACTTCCGATGTATGCCGCTGGTTCTTCTTCATCTACACGGTGCGTGATGCTGTTCCTCAGATTGCCGGTATCGACCGGGCAAAGCCGCTTTGCATACTTTTCAGCCGTCATGCCGATCTTTTCGAGGGCGCGAATCAGCGCGTCGTGCATAGCAGACTTCACTTCTTCGGAATTGTCGATAAATTCAACGTTCATCGCTTTCTCCTAAAATATTTATCAACGATACTTAATACCTCGTCTGCGTACTGATTCGAGGCACCGCCCAATTTGGCATAAGCAAAACATTCTGCAAGAAATTCATTTTGGTTTAAAAACGCATACTTTCCGAGTTCTTCCGGTTTGTCCTTTTTTGCCTTATTGTAAACCGTTTCGATTTCGTCCCAAAAATCGATGTCTTCCCCATACCCATACAGGCGGCTTGTTAGTTCTTCGGATAGCGTGTGCGCAAATTCGTGCGTTGTTGTATATATCCCGATTTGCCGTCTACCAAGGTGCGGACTTTCTCCTGCTACCGCCGACTTTCTCAGCTCCGCAAACAAACTGTTCCGATCTTTATAATACTTTTTTGGATATTGAAGCGAAACTTTTTCCGCTCTTGCCCCGGATCGTTTTACTTCTCCGAGTGCCGCTCTTCCAGATGTGGTTACAATCTCGCTAAAATGATATCCATATTCATCTCCAAGCCGAAGAATCTGCTCCATATTCTCTTTTGCAAGGTCTAACTCCATGCCAGATAGGTCAACTAATTTCTTCGTCTCGTCCTGAACGATTCTCGAAATGTCAGAAACCTTGTCGGCATTTCTAATTTTTTCAACTGCTATGCTCAACCTATCAGCGCTTGTTTTTTGTTTCCATCCTGCCCAATCTGCATAAGTCATGTTTTCAATCAGATCATTTTGCCCTGTCTCTTGATTTCTGGCGCGGCGCTGTCCTTTGGAAGTGTCAATTCCATCTATCACAGATACCAGCGTGCAGCGGCAGTTGTATATTTCTGCGGGCGCTCCGTTCGGGTCTCCCGGGAAACGGCACCCATTAGAAAACTTCTTGTCGTTATCCACGACCTCGCCGTCGAGCATCGCGTGAGAATGGCGCGTTCTTCCGTCAAGTGTCGCCATCCACTCTTTGCGGCATTTAATCCCCATCTTTTCAGCAGCAAAATAAGAATCCATCCGTCCGGCGTTCTGCGCGCCGGTAACTGCCGTTCGAGCTGTCCGGATAGCAGAATCGCGGTTCATAGTGATGATTCTGGTTTGCAGATCATCTGCCATGTGCTTAATGCTCTTTCCCTGCAAAATGGAGCTTGTGACGCTGGCTGTGATCTGCTTTTTGCCCCATGCCAGATCAATTCCGCGTTTTAACGCTCTTTTCGGCGGGTAATACGGCATAAGCTCCGGCTGTTCCACAATCAAGCGCTTTACAGTCTGCTCATCCCATAAATCAAATCCGACATCGCCGGTCACTTGTTCAATGGTGTACGCCGCGAAATTCCGATTCAAACTGTAAATGCCCGGCGTTGCATCGTTGACATACGCAACAGCAGCAGCGTTTGCATTTGTCATGCGCTTTGCGACCTTATCCCGTAGCGCCTCAAAGCGCTTTCCACGCCCGATCTGCGCAAGCCGCCATTGCTTGTATTGTTCCTCGGTGATATCGCCAGCGTCCATCCGTGCCTTTTCGGAAGCGTCACGGTCTGCGAACTTTGTGAAATACTCCCTAATGATATCAGTCAGCCCGTCATACGCTTCTTTGTACGAATTGTATATCCGCTTTTCGAGCGCCTTTAGCTCTTTTTCGGTGAGGTCGTATCCCTTATCAGGTCTCATCGTTCACAGTCTCCGTCGGCTCGAAGCTGCGCTCAATATCCTCTGCCGCTTTTCTTTTCATAATTTCGGCAACTTCTTCCTGCGTCAGCCAAGGGAGCTTGTTCAAAATTGTCTCATCATCGAGGTAGTTTGCCGCAAGAAGCACCATCTGCGTTTGTTCCAGCTGATTTGTCACCTTAGAGCGAGTAAAAGATGGTTCATCCTCAATCCCAACGATTTCGAAAAGCGCCTGTAAGAAATCAATTACGCAGTATTCGAATTGATCGACCTTGTTGTCCATCGACTGATATGCCGCCGTGATCTCCGTCGCTGTTTTCTGCCCGCCTTGCAGTTTTGTAACGTCCAACATCTGAAAATCTCGGTACAGATCGTCGCTGATTCTGGAAAGAAGAGCTTCCCGAGCTTCAACTGGGATTGCAAGCGTATGAGCCTCTGCCTTCGCGCCGTCATCGTCCACAAGACCTACTCCAATTCGCCGCATGGACTCCTTGAACCTTGCCATGTCGATCTCGTCCATGCCTCCAGCGTTGGAAATCGTCCAATAGATGATCGACGCTTCGTCAACCGTATTTGCAAAGCCGGATTTGATCAAATCGTAGCAGTCAATCGCTTCCCGCTGACCGACCAGCTCAGACTGCTTCGCACGGTTTCCGTACATAGGAATAATAGGGAAGCCGGGATAATTCTGATACGCCAGAAGTTCAGTCCCGTCAATCTCAGAAGTCGCTTCCACAGCCACATAGCCGCGCTTCGGCTCCAAGATCATCATTTCTTCCCCGCTCCGTCGGATGTACTGTGTAAATCCGTCAGGTTCGAAGAGCGTAGCACGCAGCGGCTTGCTTGTGCATACTTGCCAGAAACGAATGCCCGACCGAAGCGCTCCGTTTTCTTCATCCAGAAGCGGAACAAATTCTGTCACATCAAACACTTCAAGGTGATCGAGATTCCAGAAACCATAGGAAACGCCGCCGACAAGCGCGTCGTGTGCTGCGTCTTGGAGCCGTGTGTCAAACCCAGCGCCCAACTTCGCTTTGTTCTCCTCTTTTTTCAGTGTCACGCCGTTTCCAAGCAAATACTGCGTTTCCTGCGTGATGAAATTTGCGAAGAAATTGCTCCGAAGCTTATAGTTCGGACTGTAGTTGTCCGGAATGACTTTCCCGTTGAGTGTATAAAGCAGCTTTTGAAAATTAGCAATCGTCACATTCCGGTGCGCGTCATACTCCTTCGCAATAACCGCCTGTTTGTATAAATCCGAGTCTTTGTGATTATTTATCGCGGACAGAACAAATTCCATCCGTTCCCGGTCAGACTTTTCCGCAACCTCTAAAAAATCCTGATATGTTTTCATCTTTTACCTCACCGCGCCAGTTCCGGCACAAATCCGTGTTCTTTGAAGTGCTTTTTCAAGACCGTCATCACCATGTACCTGATTTCGTCCATAGCGTGGTCGTTTTCCTTCACGACGCGGTCAGATTCTGCTTTTTCGTCCCATCTGTAAAGCCCGAATTCGCGGATGGCGTCCTCGCAGCTCTCATGGATTTTGAGCTTCCCGGACGCGATCATCTCAGCCGTTGTCTGTATGCCGGGCAGTACATCATTCACAGCCCCACGGACTTTGAACTCATGGTGCTTCTTTACGGTGGCAATAAAAGCGTCCGCCGACGGGTCTACAATCAGACATTTTATATCTCTCCCGCCCGCGAGGCGCTTGACCTCTGAATAATACTCTTCCGGCGTTTTTTCTTTCCGTTCTTCTCGCCCACAGTAATAATACTCTCCGATTCGCACCGCTTCCGTTTTCGTCACGCACCACAAGCCAGCCGAAAACGGGTTGTGTGTTCCGTAGTCAATGGAAATGTAATAATCTCCGGTGTCCGGTATGTCCTGCACGATGCAGGGATCGCCGAACATAGAGTATACAAGTCCTTCTGCCAGCGTCCATTTCCCAAGAATGTATCTATCATAGAAAACCGTTCCGGCATATTCCTTCTTAAGGTTTTCTACGAAGGAAGGTGGCAAGAACGGATTATCATCAATTGTATAAACTTGGCTGAAAATATCGGCATTGCTGTCCAAAAACTTTTTCAACCAATGGTTCGGATATTGTGGGTTATACGTTCCGTCAAAGCATGAATACTCTTTATCAAGTCGACTTTTCAGAAGTGCAAAGACTTCTTCCGACCAATCTGCAACCTCGTCACCGTAGCAATACTTGATTGACGCGCCGCGGATTTTCGAGACCTGAGATACCTTTTCCGCACCGAGGCAATAGCACTTCTCGCCAAATATCCAGGCCGTGTTATCGCTTGATATCGTTCCTACCAGCTTATCGCCGTAAAGATTTCGCATCGGCTCGAGCACGTTTCGCTCGATTGTGGATTTTGTGACACCGAGGATGACGGCAAGCCCATCTTTACCGGCACGCTCCCGAATACGAAGTGGGATAATCCATTTAAAATCAAGATACGTCTTCCCACTTCGGGTTGCTCCGCCCTTAAAGTTCCAGCGGTGATTTGCGTACCTCGCAAATTCAAGTTGTTTCTGACTTAACAGCATCTCTAAACTCCCTAAGCAGCCCATCCAGCTTATTCAGGCTGTCATTGCTGCTGGCCGTGTTCTTCGTTGCCTTGTCAACGATAATACCAAATGATGTCGCGATCTGGCTCAGCGTCGCTATAGAGATTTTTTCTGGGTCAGTCAGCGCTTTCAGGTGCAAAACGATAGCTTCCTGCATCGCTCCTTTCTGCGATTCCATGAAAGCCAGCATTTCAGCCGTGTTTTCCTCTTTTTTCTGCTGTACTTTTTCGCTGATATCTGGTGATGCGTCAACAATTCTCTTCACAGTCTGGTGCGTGACGCCATGCTTCTTCGCAACAGCGTTGTACGACTGCATTTCTACCCAGTCGGCAACTATTTTCTTTTTTTGCCGATCTGTCAACCTCGCAGCCATAATCACCACCTCGAAATAGTTATCCTTTTCACGCTCCACCGGATTGCGGTTTCCGGTGGAGCTAAGAAAAAGGAGGTTCCGCAGTACGCTGCGTAGCCGTAAGAAGGATGAAAGCGCAGAGGATACACCTCTACGCTCTCAACGATACACTATGTTTAAGGCTCTCTTACGCAAACTTTTGAATATAAACCACGTTTTTCTGCCACTAAGTAGATAAACTGCCTATGCCATTCTTGAGCGGTACGCTCCGAAACATATACCACCATAGCAGCGCCCTGTAAGGTGTGTGTGCGCTTCCAAAGGACCAGATCAATAAGCTTCAGCCGTTCCGCACCATCGGAAAGCTGCTTTGTTTCCTCGACGGCAGCATCTACCGCGTCGATTTCCTCGCGCGTCATAAGCGTACCGCCCTTGTAGCTTCGTACCATCCATTTCGCGTAGCCCCACCACCCATAGCGCGGTTTGCTCACCGTATCAGCCTCCTCGTTTCATTTTCTCGTCCAAGACATCCTTCAACCGCGCACACAAGAACGCCCCGTTTGTCATCACGTGCCAAATAGACGGAAGCCCGGATTCTTCGTCAATATGCGTCGGGTCTTCCCAAATTGCCAGAACGTGCCGTAACAGCGCCTCGTGCCATCTCCCCGGCTCAATGCTGCGCCAGTCCTCCGCGTCGCCGTATTTGTTAAAGCCGTACATGCGAGCTTCCAGAATCGCAATGATGGCTTCTACGGGGACGGTGGACGGTCTGGGCTTACCGCCGTCAAACTTCGCGCCCTTCAACTGCTCCATGTGCTTCCTCCTTCAATCTTTGCTCTGAAAGCGCGCTGTATGTTTCCTTTAGAATTTCCACTGTATAGCGCACCTCGCCGCAGCTTTCGCATACATATCTTCTCGCTTTTATGATTCGGTCGTTGGTCGGTCTGCTGTCTTTGCACCGCATCTTTTGGTTGCATCCCGGGCAAATCATAGCTGTATCCCCCTTTCTCACAAGAAAACAGTTGCATCGGTGACTTGCCCGTTATCTGTGATTTCTACCTCCATTTCGTCAGATAGCTTCACGCGGATTTCTGCCCGCTTTGCACGAAAACAATGTATCGCGGTAATTCTTCATACGTATACAATGTAGTCTCCATCAAAACGGAACGTGTTTTTGTGGCAGTCCTTGTACTCTGCATTCTTGTTGCAGGTTGAAAGCTTTGCCCATCGCCCCTTCCAGTCCGGAACTTTGATTTTGTAATCAGGATACGCTCCCTGGAATGCTGCGTACTTTTCTGGGAATAGCCCACGCAGCTGATGCAAAAACATTGGGACGATTTTGTCCTGATAATCCCGAATCACGCCGCCCATTATTGCGTGTGGGATAAAATCGCAAATTCTCTTGATGTTTTCTGGCGTGAGTTTGTCTGCGCTTATGTACAGTTTGTTTGTGCCAAGATGCGGGTTATCGCAACGGATTTCCCCGCCAAAATCCTCCAACCATGTATAAGAAACGGTGAGAAAGGCATCTTCTCCTATGCGTGTAATCAAATTGGTTGATGGATATTGTAATTTCCCGTAAGCGGGATTTGTTCGGGCTTCTTTCTGAACCCGTAAAAACTTCTTTGACTGTTTTGTTCCACCATCCACAATTGTGATCTCACCATTGGGGCATCTGACGCCAAATAGCGTTGTTACGCAAAAACATTTTCCATTTTTATAGGCAGAGCATTCCTCGGTGCGGTTGCAGCGGATGTATTCCGCTCTTAACCTACAATTCCTGCTACCATCTCCGTATAAATGCGCGCAAATGCAGTTATCGTTCATAGTTTTACCCCCATTATGTACTTGTCAAAATACGTTGTTGCTACCGCCATCGCCGCCCACATATCCGCTGCGAACCCGTAAAAGAAACCGGGGTTCTTCTTTGTTCCCTTGCCGTAGTTCGGCTGACCGGGCGCGTAGCGGTCAACAAGGGCTTGTCTGATGTTCACATCCTTTGCCGATGCTCTGCCGCAAAGGTAAAGCTTTTCCTCCCGCCGGAAGATCTTCTGTATCTGGTACCCCTTCCGGTAAAGCTCGGCATATTCCCAGAACCGCCCAATCCAAAAGCAGGTGTCAAACACCTCTTGACCTACAGGCATTCCCATACCGGCAACCATTTCGATTGCCAGGTGCTGATACTCCCGGCAGAGAACGGGGAATATCTCCCCATTCGGAACTTTACCAACGTCCAGCACCTTCCGGATTTCCTTCCCGTCGTGCTCTACGATGACATAGCCGGATTGAATGTTGCCGGGGTCAATCGCCAGAATCGTTCCCACGTTTTGCCCTCGCTTTCCAAAACATACTGTTGTAGATGTCGTATCGGTGTTGGATGTAGGTACTCATGACTTCCGGTCGAAGTCTGGACCAGCTCTCATACAGACCGCATGTCTGCATCTCCGGGCATCCGCACCGATAAACGCAGTTAGGTACTAGAACGTCCGAGATCTCCGGCTGCACCTCATGCAGCGCTGCTTTGAAATCCTCGGCATACGCGCGCGTCTCCGGGTCTGCCTGCCCGCATAACCGCTTGCGCATGGAGTCAATCAAAGCTTGTACGTTCGCTTCTCCCTCGAAGATTACCGGCGCGTCCTGCGGGAGCTTGTCCCTCGGCGTTCCGGTTCGGTCTGTCCTCTGCGTAGAGATAAAGCACTCCCATTTGTGCCTTGACCAGTGCGTCGCAATCCAGCTCTTAATGCCTTTCCAGACCCACGATACCGAGATCCGCCGAATCGGCGAGTGTTCGGCAATTAAAATCCGGCGCTTAAAATCCTCGCTCGGCTCATGCCCAAGAGGACCTTTGCCGGAGGTGGCGCGGCAGGTGTCCACGACCTCCTGCCAGTCGCCCTTGATGTTTGTAATGTGTGTGTTCATTCTTCCCTCCGTTCTCCATTGTTACCTCCATCCATCTTCGCCCCGCACTTACCGCAGAAGTTGTGCCACCGTGAGCACAGCGTTGCGCCGCATATTGGGCAGTTGTCATACGGGATATCCGCATGCACCATATTCCTGCGATAAAGTGTAGAGCGGTCTCCCGCTAAGACCCCGATCTCCTCATGGTATCCCACAATCGTCCTCGTGCGCACTTCCGTCACCGGCGTTCCATGCACCACCTCCGCAACGTCGGCGGCGGGCATTTCCCGAATTTCGGCATATGCGCGTTCCAACCGTGTTAGTGCCGTCATGCTTCCACCGCGTTCGGCTTTCCGTAACGCAAATAGCGCATCCTCGCGCCGGATATAATCACCCGCCATGCCGCACCTCCACGCCTGCCATTTCAAGCAACCCGTAAATATCCGCTTCATCGCTGTTCGCGAGGAAATTGTCATTTTCGTCGTAGTAGTTGTAAGCCGTGTATGCTCTGGCTTGGATTCCGACGTATTTCTTGAGCAACTTATTCGCCCCCTCGATTCCAAACGTGCAGGCATCTTCCAGCTCTTCCATCTGCGATTTTGAGATAAACTTAGCCATCATTTACCCTCCTGTTCCATGCCTCGACCGCTTCAAACCGGAATCCGTAGTCACTCCCAGTCTGCGAAATATGGCATTTGGGGCAGGAACACAAATACCAATCTGTGAATCTGTTATGGTGTTTGGTTACGACAGCTTCCCCGCCGCAGAACGGGCACGGTTTCAGTTCAGCCATCCTTCTTGCCCTCCTCTACACGCGGCTTAAGCCATTCTTTGATTTGCATCGCGCAGGAGCAGCAAAGCTCAATATCAGGTGATTCCTCATGGAACGCGCTTCGTACGTTTACATACGTCGCAGAGCTTGTGGGGTTTATCTCCGCCCCGCAGCGGTCACATACTCGTTTTGTTGCCATCCTTCTTGCCCTCCATTTCCTGCAAAGCCTTCTCGGCTTCTGCCTCCGTCAAAAACACCGTCCGCCCGATTGCGTCCTCACAGAATCTCTTCCGCCCGGTAATGTACGTCGTGCCTTCCCGGTCAATGCGAATCGCGTCTACCGTGACCGGCACGGGCTTTTTGGGTCGCGTGTAAAACATCTTAGACAGCCAAACCGTATCGCCCGGTCTGAGCCGCTTACTGTCCATATCCTCATACGCTGCGAGACGTTCCGCCATCTGGACGAGTTCGCCGATCGTCGCATAACCCAGCGCGTGACCGTTTACCAGCACGCAATCCTCATCTCGGCTTGTCATCCGTTCCATCCTGCTTCGCCTCCTAAACTTCCAAAATGGAATTTCCAGCCGGAGGTTTCGCGTCAGCCGCAACCGCTTCGGTCTCGCTCAAAAATACTCTCACACCGATCTGGTCCACAGGGATACCGATATCCACAATTTCCCCCGGAACAATGATGCTTGCTGATATTCTTGTAACCTCATGTGGTTGCACGCCAATGCAATCTCGCGCGTTATTTTTGTATGTCTTAAACCACACCGTATCGCCCACCTTGCACGGCAGCACCACCACGCGCCCGTCCTTGTCGGCCTCGGCAAGTTCTTTCAACCGTCCGACCGTCATGTTTTCCGCAGCCTGCGCGAAATCCCACAGATGCCCAGCATTTTCGCCCAGCTTACGCAGCATCTCCGGTGTCCATCCTGCGTCCTCGTAGGCCGCAAGTCGATCAACAAAATCCGCCTGGTACTGCACTCCGCTGAAATTTACCCGCCAGTATCCGTCTTTGAAATAAGTCAGTCGCTCCATAGTTCTTCCTCCACATACCGCCAGCTCTGCGGCGGGCGGGTGATGGGCCCGGGCGCAAGGCCGTATTTTGTCTGCCGCAGGCCGGTAAACTCCCACAGATCGCGCGGGTGATCGTAAATTCTGAGGTTGGAAATGTGCCATCCGTAGCCGACGCCGCCGTCCAGATACTTCTCCAGCTCGTCTTTTGTCAGGCAGGCATCCGCAAGAAGCGTATCAAGTGGGGTGCAGTCCATGTTCCAATCGCAGATGCAATATTTCGGCGGTTCACAGCTTGATCCTACTCTGACGATCTTTTCAAAAATGTCATCGCATACAAACTCGCCGATGACGCCGCCCTGAACCGAACGGTAAATGTAGCACTTAAACTGCGAAATGAGTTTCGGGCGCGTCTTGCGCACCTCAATCGTTTTCTCACCGCTTATGATCTTTTCGCACCACTTTGGTCTGATGCTGATTAAAACAGCTATCATGCCTTGTCTCCTCCCTCCGGCGCTTCCGGCAGCGGCAGCCAGTGGGTGACAGTGCACGGTATCGCCATGCACAACCATCTTTTAGCCTCCGCGTGATAGTTGCCAATATCTGCGCCAAACTCCGGGGCGTAAATCATGTAATTTACAAGTACGTCGTTCTCTTCGTTTTTCCAGACTTCCGGCAGCCTGTCCTCCACGCTAATCCACCGCGGCACCTTCTCCCGCAGCGCCGCATTCTCGGCGGTCAGGCGCTCGATCATGGTGATAGCTTCATCCGCCAGCCGCTCCGTGCAACGCACATACTTCCTTTGTGGACAAAGCCCGCAACCCTTGTCCTTATGCGTCGCGCAGATACGCAGCGCCTGTATAATTTCCTTGTCTGTCATAGCGCGTCCTCCAATCCTTTCCACTCCCACTTGCTCCCGTCTCGGCAGCCTGCGCAGGGACATTTTCTGTCGCAGATCGAACAGCCTGTCCATACGCGGCAACTGTTCTCGTCGGCATCTGAGTTTTTGCACCACTGGCAGAATCCACTTATCGTGCTTATCAGCGCCGCCTTTTCCTTTTCCAGCCGCTCGATCAGGTCGGCAGCTGCAAGTTTCAACGAGTCATAACATACAATCTCTTCATCACCTGGTTCGGGGCGTGGCGTACCATTGGCATCCTCTCCACACCGCAGCGCCTGTATAATTTCCTTGTCTGTCATAGCGTCACATTTCCCCTCCTATTTTCCGTTTCCCTCTTGCCGCCCTCCGGCAATTTCTCGCCCCTCCGCTGGTCATCTGGCTTATGTCGATGATCTCGGCGCGCCTTCCGTAGCTTTTCAGCCGTTCTCCCTTCACAGCGCTCCAAGCCTCGCGGGACGCGCTGCAACCGGCTTTCCGGTTGGGGCAGTCCTTCGCGCACGGCCCGAAATTATTCATTTCTTCCTCCTGACCTGCACCGTCACTTCCGCCTCCCAGCACTCCGGCGCGCGGATGACGATCTTCTTGTCTCTGCCTTCTTCCGGGTCGTGGACGCTGACCAGATAAAACGTCATGTTCTTGTTCTTCTGCGGGTACTTCTTCGCCCGGATAGGCTTTCCCAGTTCCGGCATCAGCCGGGGATAGAGCCCGGAAATGATATCCGGAATGACGATCCAAGTATTCATGCCCCATCCCCCATCAGCTTCTGAATCGCCGCCCGCTGCACATCGGACAGCTCGTCCCCGTGGTGCTGCACGTTGTACCCCGGCTTCTTCCCCGGCTGTGATGGCGTGCCCTTCTCATGTTCTTTCGATTCCCACGTCAAGAACTTCTGCTTCCAGTTCCGTACGGGATCGCCCTTCCCGTCGACCCAATTTCCGGCAGAATAATAGTCGAAAAATTTCTGTGCCAGATTCGGGGCTCCACGCTCCTTCGCGTATGCGGAAACCTCTTCCAACGTAGGCGGTATAAATTTCTTACGTTTCTTCTCAGAAATAGAACTACTCTCTTTTCTATTTCCATTTCCATTTCCTAAAGGTAATACCGTGGTATTACCGCAAGCACTACCATCAGCCATACCAGAGTTATCATTTTCTTTGTTCCACCGCTTGCTGATGTTCTCCCTTTGACGCTGGCAATGCTTGTCCCGTTTTTCGATTTCAAGCTCCATCCGGCGATTGAAGTACTTGCCGTCCTCATCCTTCTGAAACTTGCTCATAACCTCGTCTGATGGCTTTTTGACAGCCCGTATGATTTCCTGCATCGTCATATGCCCGCGCTCTCTTTGGAGGCACAGGAGCGTGATATACTGCCCACGCTCCCGCATATCCATCAGGGCACAGCCGGATAGGAAATCCGACGTGTAAAACAAGACGGCAGGGTCTTTGTTGTTTGCCATCCCGCCACCGCCTTAGAACGGCAGCGGATCGCCGTCATCGTCGTCCATCATCGTAAACCCGCCTGGGTTTTCCGGGTTCTGCGGTTCGGTGTTTCGCTTGCCTTCGCCGAAGTAAACGCAGTTCGCCACGACCTCAGCAGACCGGCGTTTGTTGCCCTCCTTGTCCGTCCAGTCTCTGAGTTCCAATCTTCCGTCCACGACCGCCATACTTCCCTTAAAGAAGTATCCGCTTACAAAGTCCGCCGTTCCCTTCCATGCGACGCAGTCAATAAAGTCTGTCTTCTTTTCGCCGCCCTCCGGCGTAAAGTCCCGGTCGACCGCCAGCGTGAAGGACGCGACTGACGTTCCGCCCTGCGTCTTTCTCAGTTCCGGGTCACGGGTCAACCGACCCATAATAACAATGTGGTTCAGCATCCTCCGTCCTCCTTTTTGGCCGTTTCCCGCTTTCCAAAGTAGACTTCCAGGACGTCCTCGAAACGATACGAGGGCATCTTCTTATACGATTCAGCCAGCATATCGAGCATCAGGCACTTCTTGGCCAATTCCTCATACTTTTCCGTACTCAGTTTTACATAGGATTCCATAATTACGTTCCTTTCTTATAAATCAGTTTCGTTTCCTCCCAATCGGGATATATCATTTTGAGATACCACTTGATGTACGCTTTCATGTGCTTTCGCTTTTCCGTCTGGTCAAAGTCGTTGTGGCACTTATCGCAAAGCGTTACGATGTTCTGCTCGATTCCAAGCCCGCCCTGCGACCGTGGGATGTAATGGCACCACGGATTGCCGGGGCGAAGGCAGACGATGCAGCGCCCGCCATCGCGCTCCCAGACGGCCTTCTTGACCTTCTCAGGTATCTTTGTCGCCTTCGTTTCCTTTCTCATCCTGCCTCCATTCCAGCGCCATACGCTCGAGTTCTTCTGGTGGCAGCGTCTCAATGCCTTGCTGTTTGCAGTCCTCTACAACCAGATCAATGAGCCGCGCCATCTGCTTTGTGTCGTAGGTGCTCGAGCCGTAGTAGCAAATGACGTTCGTGCAGCCTGGAATTTTTGACGCCATAATCTCCGTGCAGCGCCCGAGTCCGTACGATTCCCAGTCTTCTCGAAATCGCTTGACCGCTGCGTCCGGAATGCAGATCGTATCGGAGTTATCGCCAACGTCCGGGATATAGTGCCGATAGATTTCTTCCGGCGGCGCACCCACCTTAACCGAAAGCTTATTGCAAAGCACCCAAAGATACCGGTTTGCGTCCAGACTCCGCTTCTTGCGAAATTCCTTGATCGTGACCGTGTACTTCTTCTGCGGGTCAAATTCCCCGGCTACCATCTGGGCTTGTCCGGGCAGCTCCGGTCGGAGTTTCAGCCAGCTACCCGCCGCGTCCACGCTCCACGAAGCTTCAACGATGGTCAGTTCTATCATGCCTTACTCGCACAATTCCAGCAAAGGCATCTGCCAAAGCGCTTTCTCGTCTTTTCCGCTACAGCCCTTGCGCTGAACTGAGAACCTCCCTCAACAACCTGCGTGATCTCCCCGCCGCAATCCGCGCAAATCAAAGCCTTTGTCTGGGCTTGCTGCTTCTCTTTCGGCTGTGCGGTCTGCTTCTGGTATTCGTCTGTGTCGGCGTCCTTTGTATCGTCGATAGCAAACAAGCCGTTGAGTGCATATTTCCGCGCGTAGGATGAAGCTGTACCGGTAATCTGCGGCTCATCCATACCCTTCTTGCTTTCCGGTTCGCGGGCAAAAGCTTTTGTAATGACGCTGTTTTCGCCGTCTGACAGTTCAGCTCTTGCCATGACGTAGATTCGCCCGCCGGTTTCCGCGATGCTGTCCGAAATCGTTAGCGTGCAGCCAACGGTTTTCAGCAGCGGCTTTACCGCCTCTAAAATGCTCTCGCAGCTGCGGTATTTGTAGCCGCCAAAGTTGTTTGTCTTATCCTTCGGTGCTTTCAGTTCTGCTTGAATCTGAATCAGTTTCTCGTTGATCGTCATATAACCCCTCCAATTCCAATCGGCACCAATAGCCGCGGGCAAACTCGTTGACAATATATTCCCCTGTCAATCTGCACTGTTTCCGGCTGTAGGTCTCAAAAAACGGGCAGAACTGGCAGCAGATGTGGTCCTGATCAAAATAGACGCTGACGCGCGTTTCGACCGGACTATAATCAACGCCG